GGCCGAACGCTACGCGGCCGGAGCCGGACGTCAGCGTGGCAACCGCTCCCGGCGTCGACCGGATGGGGTCGGCCCGCCATGCCGTCGCCAGGGTGGCTAGGCGGGCGCGGGCGTCGTCCTCGCTCGTACCGTTGACCGTGAGGTCGAAGCCGACGGTACGGCCGCCGAGGTAGTCCGTGCCGAAGGCGACGCCGTCGGTCCTTGGCCGGGCCGCGTCGTCCACGATCGAGTCCGGAGCGCCGATCTCGGGGGCCTTATTGAAGACGTAGCCGGACGCGACGCTCCCGAAGGGAACGTCTACGCCGTTGTACGAAAGGTGCCAGTCATTAGGCATAGACGCCTCCTCGGGCGATACGGCGGACGTGGAACATTGCTTCTTCGACGTCCTGGCGGACGTTGCCGGTGGACTGGAGCGTGAGCTCGCCGATCAGCGGGGCGTCGGCCTTGCGGGCGTTGGCCGCAATGCTGGAGACGAGCGCGCCCTGAAGGCCGCCAGCGGTGACGCTCGGGGTCGTGAGGGTCGCGCTTGCCGGGATGCCCGCGAGCTTCTCGACCGCCTTTTCGACGTCGCCGTGCATATCCTGGATGCCCAGGACGAGGCCCTCGCCGATATTCACGCCGAAGCCACGGAAGACGCGGCTAGGGGAGTGGATGCCGAGGAGGCTCTTGAAGACGCCGACGATCGGGCCGGGGACGAGGTTCACGATCGCTTGGCCGATCGCGCCCATCATGGAGCCGATGCCGTCGATCAGACCTTGGATGATGTTCCGGCCGATGCCCCAGAGGGCGCCAGCGGCGTTCCCGATCGCCCCGGTGATCTTCCCGAGGAGGCCGCCGAAGAAGTTGACGACCGTGCTAATGCCGCCGGAGACGGCGCCGGTAATCCCGGACCACGCGCCCCGGACAACTCCGATAACGCCGTTCCAGACGGAGGAGAAGATCCCCCGGACGACGTTCAGGCCGCCGGTAATCACGCCGCGTATGCCCATAATCATCCAGCCGATGAAGGAGCTAATCGCCGTTCCGGCGCCCCGGACGATCCCGGTCACGGCGCCCCAAGCGCCGGAGAAGGCGCCTTTGAGGAAGCCGAAGAAGGGGCCGAGGATCGCGGTGATCTTGCCGACGATCCATAGCTGGACGAAGTTCCAGACGGCTTGCACGGCGCCGGACACGATCTGCCCGAGGGCGGCCCAGGCGGCGGCCCAGTCGCCCCGGAAGAGCGCGGAGATCAGGTTTACTACGCCCTGGATCACGGTAAAGATGCCCTGGAAGATCCCGATCACGTTGTCAAACATGCCCATGAGGGTTTGCATGACGAAGGGGCCGATGAAGCCCCAGACGTTCCGGATCACGTCGGCTACGCCCTGGAGGATCGGGCCGATCTGGGCGGCCACGACGTTGATCGTCGCGCCTAGTTGCTGGAAGAGCGGGGCCGCCTTGGTCGCCATTTCCTGAAAGGCCGGGATGATGTACTGCCGGATAATGTCGCCGATCACCTGGATCACCGGCTGGACGCCGGTCGCGATCGAGGTGCCGAGGTTGATTAGGGCCGGGAGGACGACGGTCGCGACGATCGAGGCCAGCGGGGCCAGGGCGGCGAAGAGGCCGTTGACGGTGTCAGCGAGGATGCCCATTACCGGCGCGACGTTCGCCGCGAGCGCTTGGCCGAGGCCGAGGAGCGGGGGCAGGACGCTCGCGGATAGCTGGGCGCCGATCGGGCCGAAGTAGGCCATGAAGCTCTGCCCGATCTGTGTAAACGTGCCGCCGATCGTCATGGCCGCGTCACGGACGGCCAGAAGGAGGGGGGTCACAGATCCGAGCGGGCCAGCCAGGGCGAAGAGGCCGCCCGAAGGGGCTCCTCCGCTCGTGAGCACGGCCCACGCCTGTTTGGCCGCCTCGACGAGGGGCATAAAAGCCGGGCCAGCGACGGAGGCCAGCCCGACGGCCGCGTTGGAAATGTTCCCGATCGCCGTCGCGAGGAAGTTGGCCGCTGGGGGAAGGATGGTCGTCAGGATCGGCACGAGCGGTTGGAGGGCCTGAGCCAAGGCCATGTTGATCGTGTCTTTGACGGTCGACCAGACGCCGCCGAGCGTCTTGGCCTGTTTCGCCATGCTCCCGCCGTAGTCCTTGTTCATCTGTTGTTCGAGGACCGGGAGGACGTCACTGGAGAGGAGCTTGCCGTCGGAGGCCATTTTCTGAAGCTCGCCGACGGGCTTGCCCATTGCCTTCGAGAGGATCGACCAGATCGGGAGGCCCGCCTCGGTGATCTGGAGCATTTCTTCGGCCGAGACTTTGCCCTTGCCCATCATCTGAGTCCAGGCGCGGACAACGGAGGTGAGGCGCTCCTGATCGCCGCCGAGGGCCGCGTTGGCGTCGCCGAGGGCGCTCATGGTCGGGAGGACGGTCTTGGCCGCCGCTCCGGCGCCGAGGAGGGCGCGGACGTTATCGGTGAGTCCGGGCATTTCAAAGGGGGTGTTAGCGGCGAAATTGGAGACGTCCGCGATCATCTTCTTGGCGGCGCCCTTATCGCCGAGGAGCGTCTCAAAGGAGATTTGGGCCTGTTCCATGAATGACGCGGTTTCGAGGCCGGAGGCTATGCCCTGCCCCAGGCCGAGTCCGGCCGCGAGCCCGACGGCGGGGCCGATCATGCCCTTCATGGCCGGGAGGAAGCCGCCCCCGAACGCCTTCGCGGAGCGTTCGCCGGAGGTGGAGCCAGCGGCGGTCAGCGCGGGGTTGATCTCCCGGCCGAGGGCCGAGGAGAAGCCCTTCGCCGAGGGCAGGATCGTTAGGGTGGCGTAACCGACGTTACTCACTGGGCGGCCTCCTTAGGGGCGTGTAAACGGGCCTTCTGGGCCTCCAGCCGGGAGCGGAGCTCGGAGTAGCGAGAGGCGCCTTGCGGCTTGGGCCGGGCGGGGTGGAGCTCGCCCGTAAAGGCTTGGAAGAGGTCAGCGAGGAGGAAGGCGTGAAGATCCCAGCCGTCAGCCTTGGCGTAGTGCCGGGCCGTGGCCGAGGTCGGCGGTAGCTTCTCGATCAGGACCGAGAGACGCCGGGGCGAGAGCTCGCCGCGCCAGTACCCCGCGAGGTCGACGCCGTAGAAGCGCTGGAGATCCGCCTCTACGACGTCGGGCGACTCACGGAGTAGGACGACGAGCGTCGCTAGTTTCCCGCGATACCGGCCGCCTTCTGGAGGGCCATGACGAAGTCGCCGAGGGCCGACGCCTTGGGCTTCATTGCCCGAAGAGTCTTGAAGGATTCCTCGTCGAGGATCTCGCGGAGGAAGGCAAGGACGCGGCCCTCTTCGTAGGCTTCGAGGGCGTCGAAGCTCCACTCCGAGGACGGCTCAACGACGAAGTCCTTGCCGTCGAAAGTGAAGGGGATGCTCTCGCCGAGTGCTTCGGCGGCGGCGGGGGAAGTCTTGCGTGCGGTCATGTGGGGGTGCTCCTTAGCGTGGGTTGGAGGGTGCGTGGGAGGGGTGTAAACGGAGGAGACGCCCCACGCGAGCGTCTCCTCCGCTAGTTGGACTAGGCCGCTTCCGGGTCGTCCTCGATGGTCGTGTAGAGGGTGCCGTCGGACTCCGGGAAGACCAGGACGGTGATCTCGTAGACCGTCGGTTCGCTCTCGGATTCCTTGATCTCGGCGACCTCGGAGACTTCGGCGATCTTGGCGATCCGGCGCTTGATGCGGCCGTTATCGCGGAGCTCGAAGCCGATAGCGAACTTCTGGCCCGCGACGGGCGCCTTGATCGTGCTCGTGCGGACGCCGGAGGCGGTCGACCGATCCGAGCCGGGGTTCACGAGGTCGAAGACCACGTCGTTGTCTTCCAGCGCTACGAACTTGAAGGATCGCTTGTGCTTGGAGACGGTGCGGCGATAGAGGTTGCCGCCCCAGGCGTAGTGCTCCGAGGTGTCCTGATCGCGGGCCTCGGTGAAGCCCTCTTCGCCGTCCAGAAGGCCGACGGCGTCCCAGGCGATCGCCCAGGCCGTAGTCGTGTCGGCCGGGCCAGAGGTTCCGAGGGGCGCAATGAAGACGTCCGCGCCGTTCCAGAGGGAGGTGTTTTTAGCGTCGCCGCTCATAAGCGTTTTCGCTCCTGTCTTTAG